GCGGGCGAATATCGATACGGTTCACGTCGTGCGCTCCTAGCTGGTGGACGCCCCCCCTGCGAGGGCGCTGATCATGGTGAGTACTGCCTGCTGGTGAGCTGGATTGGTGACACCCAACGCCTCGAGGGCCTCACGCTGAGTGATGCTCCGGTCCCCCCGGGCCGGTAGCTCCTCTGGGTCGATGTAGCCGCACATGGCGAGCATGGGTGCGATAGGAAGACCCAGGCGCCGTGCGACTTGTTCGATGGCGTTGGTGTTGGGGCGTTCGATGCCGCGAAGCCACCGGCCGAGGGCTTGGGGGCTGACGCCTGCGTCGTGTGCGAATCGTGCGCGGCCTCCGCCTCTGGGCCCGAGATCGTAGCCCCTCGCCTGAAGTTCTTTGGCCAGCCATGCGCCGAAGCGCTGGGCGTCCGTCTGGTGTGTAGACATGTCGTCGAGGCTATCGCGTGCGATAGGTCGGTAGAAGTAGCTATCGCGTCATGGAGCCCCCAGTGGGCCAGTTGGCATATCCCGGGAAAATGGTCTCCGCACACTATCCCCGGCCTGTTCGACGCCGCAACCCATGCCGCACACGGCATTTCGCGCAAAAATTCGAACACTGAGGCACCTCACCAAACGCTGCGTAACCACACGGCCTTCACACTCTCTTTTATCTACCTCGCCCGGTAGATAGTGGTAGCGTCTACCTACTGCAGCAGGTAGCTACCTGCTGAACAAGAGAGGTATGCCTAAGTGAGGTACGACCGAACAGCACTACAGAGAACCGCCGCAGCCGCCGGCCAACCGAACAGCTGGCAGATGTCGGCCGAGCTCGGCATCGGCACGATGACCGGCTGGCGCCTGTGGCACGGCCACGGAGCACCCAGCGTCCACACCGCCGCCCGCGTCGAGCTCATCTACGGCCTACCTATGGCCGCGCTGCTCAAGCCGCTCGCTCGTGTCAAGGCATCAACGTGAGCGCGCCGACCGTGACCCGCGCCCAGGCCTGCACCGCCGCACGCGCCGTGCTCGACCAGGCGCTCGCCGACATCGCCGCCGACTACGCGGCGGGACGGCTGAGCCCGGAACGCACGGCCGCCTACGAGCGGCTCCTGATGCGGCAGCGCCACCACCAGCTGGCGACCGCCGCCTGACCCCCTGAACGCGCCGAAGGGCCGCCCGACTTACCCGGCCCGGCGACCCAACGACTCGGCGCCTCACACCAACCACGAGAGGAGGAGCCTCATGGCTCCGATCATCCCAGACCAGGCGCTGCCCCGCCGAAGCGAGTCCGGCATGACGACGCGTGCGGTAAACGCCGCCGCTGGCGTCATCCTCGCCGCGATGCAGCAGGACCGTCGCACGCCGACCGGCCTGGCCATCGCCCTCGACAGCGCGTGCCTGCTCAACTCCCCCGAGCACGCCGCCGAGGTCGTCGAGCTGCGCGCCGAAAACACCGAGCTAAAGGAGCAGCGCGAGCGCCGTCGGATCCGGCTCATCGCGCTTCAGAACGACGCGATGGACATGCGGGGGTCGCTCGCCCCGAACGGAGAAGAGCGCAAGGTCCCGTTCCCGCTGGGCAAGACGCTCACCCCGGCTGTCGACTGGCTGATCGCCCGCGTCGCCGAGCTGGAGGCCGCCGCCTACGGCGACGCCGAGGTCCGGCTCCTCAACCCGGTCGAGCAGATCCAGCACCTGCACGCCTGCGTGGCCGCGCAGATGTCCCGGGCGGACACGCTGGACCGGCTGTGCCGGGAGCAGCGGGCCCGGGCGGACCAGGCAGAGGAGCAGCTCGCCGCGAAGGACCGGCCGGTCGACGAGGACCCGATCGTGTACGCGCTCACCGACAAGGCCGCGCAGCTGCCTGCCGCCCCTCGCGTCCGGCACCTGCGAGAGCTGCTCGACAGGCAGTGCGATCAGACGGAGGCCGACGGCATCACCCGCCGCATCGCCCCCACCCAGGCCCTGCAGCTCGAGGACCCCCACGACTCGCCGCTGCACCACACCTACCGCGTCGGTCACGACCTGCCGACGACGGGTGGCGCATCGTGATCGCCGTCCTGGTCGCCCTCGCGACGCTCGTCCCCTACATGCTCGGCTGCCTGGCCGTGGTCCGGGGGTGCGAGCGATGAACGCCCGCGAGCGACTGCAGGTGATGATCCGCACCACCCCCGGCGACATGACCGTCTGGTCCGCGCCCGAGGTGCGTGACGCTCTGGACGCCTACCGGGACGAAGCCCTCGCCGAGCAGCGGGAGAAGAGCAGCCCCACCGGGGCCGATGCCACTCCCGGACCGGCCGGACGCGTCGCGCAGCTCCTCGACGCGATACGCACCCAGCGCGGCGAGTGGACCACCCGCAAGGTGCAGCAGGTCTACGGCGCGTTCGGCGACACCGAGCCGCTGCGGGCCACCGCCCGAACCGACCTCCGGATCCTCCACGCCATGGGCCACCTCGTGCAGCACGAGGACAACGGGCGCCGCTTCTACACCCTCAAGACCACGAAGGACAACGCATGAGCATCCCCACCCTGCCCCACGACCCCTACATCGAGGCCGTCGTAGACGCCCTCACCGCGGCCGGGCTGGAACCCACGTGGGCCGAGACCCGCGACACCGAGGAGAACCGCTTCGACCCGGACAGCGGCACCGAGCTGGACGCCCTGCTCGAATGGGACGGCGACGCCTCCGGGCTGGACACGACGGTGCACGAGGACGGTATCGCCCTCCTGTGGGAGCACCCGGCCGAGCAGTGGCAGTGGGCGCCCCGCAAGAGGCACGGCGAGCTGAAGTACGAGCCGGAGTTCCTTCCGCTGCACCGGTGGGCCGATCCGGCTGCGGTCGTCGACGTGGTCCGGATCCTCCTCGCCGGGCTGCCTGTGCCCGGCGGCGAGGACTCCCGGCTCTGGGGGAACTTCGTCAGCGCCAGCGAGGCCGTCGCCGCGTGGGCGAAGGAGGCCTGACCGATGGCGCCGCGCACCAGTGGTTCCGACGAGACCGGCGAGGCCCTCGCCGAGCGCATCGCCGCGCTCATCGTGGACACCGCCCACAACGCCCCCCGCTCCCTTCAGAAGCGGCTCGGCCCGTCCGAGGTCGGCGACCCCTGCGAGCGGCGCCTCACCTACAAGGAGTTGGACTGGCCGCGCTCCGCCGCCGAGGGTGACCCGGCCGCCAGCATCATCGGCACCGGCTTCCACACCTGGATGGAAGAAGCCTTCACCCGCCGCCAGACGGTGCTGCCCGACGGCCGGCCCCGCTACAAGGTGGAAGAGCGGGTCACCGTCCGCCCCCACCCCATCGAGGCCGCCGTCATCGCGGGCAGCACCGACCTGTTCGACCGCGCCACCAGCACCGTGTGGGACTGGAAACTCGTCGGCCACACCACGCTCGACAACTACCGGCGTAAGGGCCCCGGCCCCCAGTACCGCACCCAGGCCCACCTGTACGGGCTCGGCCAGGAGAACGCCGGAGAGCACGTCGAGCGCGTCGCGATCTGTTTCGTCGGCCGCTACCACGAGCTCCGCGTCCACGTCTGGACCGAGCCCTACGACCGGCAGGTCGCCCTCGAGGCGCTCGCCCGACTGGACCGCATCCGCGCCCGCCTCACCGCATCCGGTGACGCGAACGCCCCCTACGACCACACCTGGTGGTCCCAAATCCCCACGGACGAACTGGCGAAGTGCCGGTTCTGCGAGTGGTTCAAGCCCGGCTCGACCGACCTCGCCGTCGGCTGCCCGGGCGTCTCCAAGTCGTCGCCGTCCCGGCACGGCTTCGAATCCCTCATCGCATAAGCACAGGAGCATCAGTGGACGCGAACAGCTTCCTCATGGGCGGTGGTGGAGCAGCCACCGCCAAGTTCCCGACCCCCGGGACCGTGATCGGTGGCCGCATCACCGAACCGCCGACCCTCGAGCAGCAGCGCGACATCAAGTCCGGCGAGAAGAAGTTCTGGGCGGATGGCGACCCGATGATGCAGCTCGTCGTCACCGTGCAGACCGACCTTCGTGACCCGGCCTTCGAGGACGACGACGGCAAGCGCCGCATCTTCATCAAGGGCCAGATGAAGAACGCCGTCTCCGACGCGGTCCGGCAGGCCGGTGCCCGCGGCCTGGAGGTGGGCGGCACCCTGCACGTCCGCTACACGCACGACGGACAGGCCAAGGAGCGGGGCATGTCCCCGCCCAAGCAGTACGTCGCGAAGTACGAGACGGCCGCGTCCATCGAGCTGGGCGCCTGGGGCGGGGCTCCGGCCGCGGCGGCCCCGGCGGCGCACACCGAACTCGTTGCCCCGCCCGCGCAGGTCGCGGGCGCCGTGCAGACCACGGGTCCCATCGACTGGAACGCCGTCGGCGCCGCGCCCGCCCCGGCCGCCGCGCCGCCCGGCGTCAACACCGTCACCGGCGAGATGCCCCCGTTCTAG